AGGGCCGCCAACGCCGCGTCCACTGTCATCCTCGTTGCCGACGTGTCCGGGGTGAAGACCGAGAAGGTGAAGGCCTGCGGTGTTACGATGATGGAGGCGGTCAGGAGAATCGCGTTGACCGGCTTCCTACGCTTCAAAGGCACGTCGAGAATGTACGCCTGCACGGCTGCTTTGAGAGGAACCCCAGCGGTGAGGTCATTTTCGTCGTTCGTTGCAATACGCAGGTCGACATAGGGCGGGGCCGAGTCGACGACCCAGGCATACCCAACACCGGGGACCTCTTTTGCCCACTTGATGTAGTCCGCGTCGGCGCCCCCCTGCGGCTTGACACGGAACTCGGCGAGAATACGCCCGCGATACGTCTCTTCGCTCTCATCATCCTCTCCTTCACCGTCAGCGGTTGCGGTGGCTGACACCCCGAGGGCGGGGATGAATGGGGTCATCGCCAGAACGGTCCCGGTCGTGACTGTACCGGCTGCTCCCGACTCCAAAGCAGTGACCGAAAAGGCGAAGGGGTTGGTGGTTGCTGACAGTTCCTCGATCGTCTCGTACAGCGTCCCATCCGACCGTCGGAACAAGGTCCCAATCGGCATTGTCGTCGGGAGCGTCGTAGCCACGATGGATAGCGGAACAACCGCAAAGGTGGCGGGCCTGATCGTCAAGCCTAGCATCTTGCCCCACGCCGCCAGGTAGGGGCCTGTAGCGGTCGTCGGGAGCACTTGGACCATCTGCTGGTCGATGTACCCGTAGGCGCCGTGCGTCATGCCCGCGACGGCGTCACAGAAGACGTTCGCAGGGTTCTGAGGCACACGCGCGAACAGCGCCGGCAGGCGCGTGTCCACGTCGCCGACGATGCGCGCAACGAGTTCAGGAAGAGTCGGTCGTTCAAGGGGCACTGAGCACCGCCTTCCACAGGTCATCGAACTCGATAGCGATCACGGCGTCACCTCGACGCACCGTCACCTTCAACCACAGACGGTCCTCACTCGTCGAGACCTGCACGTAGATATCGTCCGCGAGCCCCCGGCGCTTCAGCCACTGGAGCGAGGTCTCGACCGTAGCAACAACGCGCGCCTTCAGGTCCTCTCGATTCGACTCACGCCCGAGCTTCCAGAGGAGAGAGCCGATGGACTCGCCGAAAGGCTCTGCCCACCACCCGTACCGCTTGAGTTCTGGGTCTCGTGCCCACGTCAAAACGCTGGTCGTGACCATGAAGCGGAGCAAGGCAGCGCCGGGAGCCAGCGCATCCACCATGCTTCCTGTACCTGTACCGGCGACTGTGAGCATCATTTTACCATCACCGTCAGGTTAGGGGGGCCGGGGGGGCCTGTGATGGCACCTCCCGACACTGTAAGGTCACCTACACGCGCGACCGCGGTAAGGAAACCCGTAGGTTCCCCTAGATAGATCGTCGTCGCATCGATTCGGGCACGAACAATGCCGTTTAGTACGAAGTCGATCGAGTCCTCTTTCAGTTGCACAGACCACCCATGGGCATTGTACAACGCTGATTCCCCTGCGGCCAGTCCAAGCCCCGAAGCGCCTGCAATGAGGGCGACGAGATGCTCTGCGTTGCCTGAGGAGGCGAGAACGAGCGCGTCAGACCCCACCGGAGGACTGGTCGCGAGCCCCCACGGCTGGAACTCGTCCACGTCATCGGGCGAGTCCGCGAACAGCGACACGACCAAGGAGCGGAAGCGTCCGCCTGTCTCCGTCGCCGACCGCAAGACGCCGCGCGTGACCATGTTCAGAAGTCGGCTCAATAGACATCCTCCGTCTGCTCAGGGGCTAGCCACGGAGCGGTCGCCCCTTGATGCCTGGAGAGCACGTCGTTAGCCGGCCACTTCCACCCCTTCGCCTGCTGCGCTTGCAACTTCGTCAGGTACGGGGGTTGCCACGGAGGTCGGTCGAGGAACGGCGTTCTCGGTAGTCTTGCACCCCGCGCGGCCGTCTGTTCTGGCGGCTCGTACCCCTTCCTCGGATGTAGCTCGAGCGACGTGATGATGGCGCCCGAATTGTCCAAGCCGAAACGGGTCGAGACGAGGAGCAACGGGACCTCGACCCACCCGATGTCTGGGTCCGTGTAGGATACCATCACGTTCGGTTTCCAGATAGCTCCCAGAGGGTCTAGCCAGCCCCTAACGGTCACGTTCACGCCAATCGACTGCCCGATACGCTGGTTCCGCTCCCAAGTCGCTCGATTCCTCGCGGTGACGCCTGGTTGCGACGCGGCCCCTACGAGAATCAACAGCCTCTCTCGACTCGCGTTCTCGTCCTGCTCGATGCCGACCTGTGCATGGTCGACATTGCCCACGCCCTTGCCCTGACCGAAGACCTTGTAGGTCTTGAATCGCTTCGTCCAGTCGATGTCGTAGTCGACCGAGATGACGTTCTTGCCGACGGCGAGGCGCCGGGACCCGCCGTCCTCCTTCGTGGTCGCGTGAGTCAACACGAGACGACCTTCCTCGTCATCGGTGATGAGCCCGTACTGCCCACGAACCGCACGCTCGACCGTCTGAAATACAGTCTCGCCGGGCTGCACGCGCACTCGTGGGACAGGTACAAAACCGGAACCAACGACATCGACCGAATGCTTCCTTGCCAACGTCCGCGCGAGCACAACCGGGTCGAGCCCCACAAAGCTGCCGGGCTCTGCTGACGAGTCTACGAGGTCTGTCGTCTTGCTGAGAATGCTCAACGTGGTCGAAGTCTGCTTCGGGTTCGTCGACTTCTTGAGCCGCATGAAGTAGCCCGAGAGGACTTTGTGCTCATCGACGAAGACCTCGACTGCCGACCCAGGGGGAAAGCGGCTCGCCCCCCACGCAGCTACCGTCAAGCTCAAGTCACTCACCGCTCGGTCTAGGGAACGAGTGATATTGGCTGACGTGAAGCTGCCGTACTTCGACCCATTTACACGGACGGAAATGCTCATCGCGTCACCACCTTCAGCGTCCCAGACGCGAAGTTCGGGTGCACGATCATGTTCCTGGCGATGATTTCTTGGTCGCGTAGAGGGTCCGCATACAAGTCCCATGCGAGCACGATAGCCGGCGTCGGCGCAACTACCTCCAAGTCACGCTCGCGCGGCAAGATGCTTCCGAGGTTGTACACCCCCATCATCATGTTCACGCGCAGGTCAATGAGGTCCGTATAGGCGCCTGCGTCGGTCGTCTCGTCCTCGTCGATGATGATCTGTTCGAGGACCGACGTCGCCTCGCGCACAGCCGCGTCGTAACTCGGATAATCAGTCACGGCCACGAGAACAGCCGCTCGATTCTCAATCTCCGTTCGTGCCCAGGTCGAGAACGCGCGGCCTGCGGCCTCCTCGTCGGTGTTCGCCCACTGCGGCGCCTTGACCCAGCCTTGAAGGACCGAGACAAGCAACTGCACGTCGAAGATGGTCAATAGCAGCGTCGCGAACTCGTCGCGGAACTCCGTGCCATCTAACGCGAGCGCAATCAAGGTCAGGGCGTGGTCTTCTATGGCTGTCGTGAATTTCAGGAAGTTCTGAATGTAGGGGAGAGCGTTCTGCGCCCGCAGGACCGACTCGGTCTTCGTCGCCAAGGCGAGCGTCTTGACCGTGAGGGCGAGCCCTGTCCGCTGAACAACGGCCGGGAAGTCCACTATTTCTCGGGGAAACAGCCCCTCATCAACATCGACAAACGTCAGGTCGAACTTCGCGTAGCGCTGCTCGCGCACGGCTTCAGAGACAGTGCATGGGTCCACTGAACGACAACGACGAACCCCGAAGTAGGGATGGATGAAATCGCCGGGACCTTCTGTCTCGAGCGCGCGAATGAGTGCGTCACGCTGAATATCGTAGTCGTCACCCGTCACGAAGCCAATGAGTTTGTGATACCGCGTCGCTCGCCCGTTGTCTTCGACGAAGATGCCATCCGACTGCGCGAACTCGTGCACGAACGACTTGCGCCCGATAGGTAACGAGTAGGTCTCCAGCTCGAACTCGACGCCGCGCCACGACGCCTTCAGGATGACGCGCGAGCGCCATTCATTGACGTTGGGCGTACGAGTGATGTCGCGACGCCCTCTCCGGTCCCCTGCCTCGGGACCAGGGGGCCGTTTGCCTACGATCTCCTGCTCGGGCGCATCGAAGGTGTCGCGTCGAGGCCTCCGAGAACCGCCAGGTTTTTCCACGGGAGGAGGTATCTGCTGCCCAGCTTGGAGCAGAGGTACCCGGTAAGGCGGCGTTGTCTCCTTGACGTACGCTTCCATGAGCTGCCGTCGCGAACGCCCATCGGGTGTACTGAGAGATGCTGGTGTGCCGTAGTCGGGGTCTGGCGGGTCCACGACAGGCGTCGAAGGAGCGAAGGGCGTCCTGGGGGAATCGAATGGACTCGCCATTATCGTTCCTCCCCTAGATTCTTGACACCTACGTCGATGCTATCTCCCGACTTCGTTGTGCCTACCACTTCAGCGCCTTTGACCTCAATGATCAACTTAACCTCAAACTTATTTCTGGCTGCGTCGGTGGGCGTTTGAGGCACGTAAGACTTCGCTATTCCTTCCAGCGTTGCTTGCAGATTCGTGGTAGCCTGTAGGCCCTT